CCAGGGTTAATTTGCCGCCGGTGCAGCAGTCGCAACGGCAGCCAGACCAGACCACCATCAACGCACCGATCACGATCCATGCCGCGCCGGGGATGGACGAGCGCGCGGTGGCTACTGAGGTTTCGCGAGCCCTGGATGAACGCGAACGCCAGGCGCAGGTCCGCCGCCGGGGGGCTCTGTATGATTGAAACCATGCTGGCGCTGGGCCCTTACCGGTTTTCGGTGGGGACGGCCGCTTACCAGAATCTTAAACACAGCGCCGCCTATCGCTGGCCGATGCAGGAACGCCTGGGGCGGTTGCCTGCCCGGCAGTTTGTTGGTGCCGGGGACGAAACCATCAGCCTCGATGGCAGTATTTATCCACACTATAAGGGTGGACTCGGCCAGCTCGACAGCCTGCGGGCCATCGCCGGGCAGGGCTTGCCGCTGCGTCTGACCGACGGGCGCGGCATCGCCTGGGGCCAGTGGTGCGTGACCCAGATCGACGAGACGCAGACGGTCTTTTTTGCCGACGGCACGCCGCGAAAGGTCGATTTCAGCCTGACGCTGGCCCGCTACGGGGAGGACGCATGATGCAGACCTATCGTACCCGCGACGGCGACATGCTGGATGAAATTTGCCACAGCTATTACGGCCGCACCGCCGGAGCGGTGGAGGCCGTGCTCGAAGCCAACCCCGGCCTGGCGGCGCTCGGCCCGGCCTATGCCGCCGGGGTGGTGATCGCCCTGCCGGAGCTGCCGTCCACGGAAACCGCGCAAGCTATTCGCCTGTGGGATTGATATGACGCCAGATTTTCGCATTATCGCTGATGCAACCGACATCACCGCCGCCCTGCGCGACCGGCTGTTGTCGCTGAGCGTCAGTGATGCCGCCGGTATCGAGAGCGACACGCTGGAAATCAGCCTTGATGACCGAGACGGAGTGATCGCCCTGCCGCGCACCGGCGCCGAACTGACGGTGGAACTGGGATACAAAAACGCCGGCCTGCAACGCATGGGGATCTACACCGTGGACGAGGTCGGGCTTTCCGGGCCGCCGCAGCAGATGACCATCCGCGCCCGCGCCGCCGATCTGCGCCAGGGCCTGAAAAAGCCGCGCACCCGCTCGTGGGATGAGGTGTGGCTGGCCGATATCGTGCGCAGCATCGCCGCCGAACATGGCGACGAGGCGCGGGTCGGTCAGGTGTTTGAGAGTGAGGCGCTGGTCCATATCGACCAGGCCGACGAGAGCGACCTGCATTTTTTGACCCGCCTGGCCAGGGAGCGCGGCGCGGTGGCCAAGCCTGCCGGGGGGTTGCTGCTGTTTGTGCCCGCCGGTGAGGCCAAGAGCGCCAGTGGCAGGACGATTGCGCCGGTGACCCTTGGTGCTGGCGCGGTGTCGCGCTGGGAGGTGACGCTGGCTGAACGCGGTAAGTATCCGGCGGTGACGGCCAGGTGGTTTGACACCGCCAGCGCCGCCGAGCGGACGGTGACGGCGGGCAGCGGTGAGCCGGTTTTTACTATTGGCCGCCGCTACCCGGATGAGCAAAGCGCCGCCAGCGCGGCCAGGGCCAAGCTGGCCGCGTTTGCCCGAGGGCTGGCGACGCTACGCCTGAGCTGCCCCGGCGACCCGCTGCTGATAGCCGAAGGGAGGATGACAGTGGCCGGGTTGCGCAGCGGCGCCGACGGCGACTGGATTATAACCCGCGTGACCCACCGCCTGGATGGCGGCGGCTATGTCTGCGACATCGAGGCGGAAACGCCCAAGGAGAGCGCATGAACGGCACCAGCGCCGCCACGGGGAAGAGCTTGACGGGGGTTGACCACCTGCACCAGAGCATCCGCGATATTCTGACCACGCCGCTGGGCAGCCGGGTGATGCGCCGCGACTACGGTAGCCGTCTCTTTGAGCTGGTCGACCGCCCGGTCGACAAGGTGTTGCTGGTCGAAGTCTACGCCGCCACCGCCGAGGCGCTGGCGAAATGGGAGCCGCGACTCAAGCTCGACAGCGTGCAGGCCGCGCCGCTCGCCTCCGGCAAAATCAGTCTGACTTTGACCGGCCGCTATCGGCCGACGGGCCAGCCAGTGACCTTGGAAGGGATCATATTATGATCACAACGCCGATTGATTTAACCCGGCTGTCCGCCCCACAGGTGGTGGAAACTCTCAATTATGAGACGATCCTCGCCGCGCTGCGCGACGATCTGCAAAACCGCGACCCGGCCTTTACCGCCTTATTGGAGAGCGACCCGGCCTGCAAGGTCCTCGAAGTTTGCGCCTACCGCGAGCTGTTAATCCGCCAAAGGGTCAACGACGCGGCCCGCGCTGTGCTGCTCGCCTATGCGACCGGCAGCGACCTCGACCACCTGGCCGCCCTCTACGGGGTGCAGCGCCAGCTGATCGACCCCGGCGACCCGAGCGCCCTGCCGCCGGTGGCGGCCACCTATGAGAGCGACGCCGCCCTGCGCGCCCGCGTGCAGCTCGCCCCGGAGGGGTGGACCAGCGCTGGCAGCAGCGGCGCGTACCGCTACCATGCCCTGTCGGCCGCGCCGCAGGTCAAGGATGTGTCGGTACAAAGTCCCTCCCCTGGCGAGGTGCTGGTGACGGTGCTGTCTGCCGTCGGCGACGGCGCCCCGGATGCGGCCCTGCTCGATGCGGTCGACGCGACTCTGTCAGACGAGACGGTGCGCCCCCTGTGCGACGGGGTGACGGTCCAGGCGGCGCAGATTATCCCCTACACCATCAGCGCCGCTCTGACCCTGCATTACGGCCCTGACGCGGAGGTGGTGCGGTGCTCAGCCGAGGCCGCAGTTCGCGCCTATGCCGCGACCCAGCATCGCCTGGGGGCCGATATTACCCTGTCGGGCCTCTACGCGGCGCTGCATCAGCCGGGTGTGCAAAGCGTGACGCTGGCCTCCCCGGCGGCGGGGCTGGCCGTTGACGACAGCCAGGCCGCCTGGTGCCAGGCGCTCGCCGTGACCGTGGCGGGCCGCGATGAGTAGCCATCTATTGCCCCCCAACGCCAGCGCCGCCGAACGGGCGCTGAGCGAGGCCACCGCGCGCTTGGCCGATGTGCCGGTACCCGTGGGCACGCTGTGGGACCCGCAGGCCTGCCCGCCGCAGGTGCTGCCCTGGCTGGCCTGGGCGCTGTCGGTTGACGTCTGGGATAGTGATTGGCCCGAGGCGATCAAACGTCAGGTGTGCGCTGATAGTATCGCGATCCACCAGCGCAAAGGGACAGTGTGGGCGGTGCGCGAGGCGCTGCGCTCGGCAGGTTACGCCGAGGCAACAATTTCAGAGGGGCTGCCGCAGCTGACCTACAACGGCACCCAGCTACACAGCGGCGAAGAGACCTACCTGGGCGGCAGTCGCTGGGCACTGTTTGACGTAGCGGCCGATCTTGGCGAAACGGCCGGCATCAGCAGCGCCGATCTGGCGCGGTTGTTGCGGCTGATTGATGCCGCCAAGCCGGTCAGCCGCCATTTGCGGGCGGTGAGTTTTAGCGCCAGCATGGCCGATGAACTGCTTCAGACCGAGGGCGCCACGATGGTGGCGGCTCCGGCTCTGGCCGAGGAGGCGCACTTTGGGCTGACCTACGGCGGGCAGGTCAACCACGACCAGGCGCAGCTGCTCGAAGGGTACGACCCGCTGGGCTACGATGACCGCTGGCGCCACAACGGCGAGCAGACCTATAGCGGGCACAGCCGTTATAGCCGCTGGCTGGTGACCGGCGAGCACTACGCCAACGAGCGCAGCGCGTTGCTGCTGGGGGCAGTACCGATGACGGCGGCAGATGCCTGGTCTATGGCCGCGCCGGATTACAACGGGCTGTGCATGGCTGACGGCGCGGCCTGCTACGGCGAGCCGACCAGCTCGCCGCGCGACGGGCTGGCTATAGCCTTGACCCGCCAGGTGCGCCATAACGGCCGCCATAATTATGCTGGTCTGCGGCACCATGCGGCGACCAACACCGAGGCCTTGACGGCCTAGAACAGGAGGCGAGATGAATATAAACGATGCCGCCGAAGGCCCGCGCGGCGTATTGCGGGTGCTGGTTTTTCGGCGCGGCGAGCTGGTTGGCGAGTTTGAGGAAGACAACCTGATTCTGGCGGCAGCCAGGGACGCGCACGCGCGCCTGATCGGCGGCGACGGCGGGGGTAAGACAATTACCGCAATCGGTTTCGGCACCGCCGCCGGTGGCCCCTCGCCGGATGATGCCGCCCTGACCGGGGCCTACGTCAAGCCGGTCGGCGGCAAAAGCTACCCGGCGGCCGGGCAGGTGCGCTTTGAGTGGACGCTGGCGACCAGTGAGGCCAACGGCAAGGCGATCCGCGAATTCGGCCTGATCTGCAGCGACGGCACGCTTTATTCGCGCAAGGTGCGCGGCGTGATCGAGAAAGAGAGCGATATATCCTTATCCGGCACCTGGACCATTATCTTTTAAAGGGAGACATTTATGGCAAATCTTGAAGAAATCAGCCAGTGGGAGGCGGGCGTCTACCAGATCGAGACGACCGACCCGGTAGTGGGCGGCCCCAACGGAACCAGCAACGTGCAGGGCAAACAGCTTGGTAACCGCACAAAATACCTTAAAGACCAACTTGATGCCCTGCAAACGCTGGCCGCAGGTATCGACGCCGAGGCGCAAAACACCATTGTCGCCGCTATTTCTCAGGCGCTGTCGATTGCCGGCGTTAATACCCTGGCGATTGAGCATCTGCGCAAACGCGCCCTGGCGCAGGGCGTGGTGACGCTTAAGAATAAGTGGGTGGTCGCCGGGTTGGTGCTGACCAAGGCCGATATTCGCGCCCTGCATCTGTCGCTGTCCGGGGTGGTCGGCAGTGGCGTCAGCAGCGCCTGGTGCGATGGCGGTCTGCGACAGCTGGCGGATGATGATTATCATGTGAGTGTGCCGACCAACCCGGGGACAGCCAGTAAAACCTGTTTTGCCTATCTGGTGAATGTGGCGGGAATTTATCGCGTCGATGTTGCCGAGGTCGTACCGGATAACGCTTTGATGCTTTACGAGCTGACCCTTCCGGCGGGTGACGTTGCGAACAATTTGACCGCCGTCACCCTGACCGACCGGCGCGTTATCCAGCCCTATAATGGCTGGGTCGTTGGCACGGTGCAAGAAGCTTACGTGGCGCTGCCCGCGCCGATGCTGAACGCGCCGAACTACGCCGTCGACCTCATGGTGGAGTCGGCGACCGATCTGGGCGCCGTCGGCGTGCTGGAGATCGCTGAAAAGCAGCAGAACGGCTTTCGTATCAAGATTCACGGCGGCGCCGACAACGTGCAGGTGCGCTGGACGCTGCTTAACCCAGCAGGATGAGGAGAGATTCTATGCAAATACACACTATGACGGAAGGGTCGCACGTCGCGGTCACCCTGGACGGCGGCATTC